GCAATGGAAGACCAGCAAGAACAGGCCGCGTTAGCGCTTACTTTGCAGAATGTGACTGGCGCTGGCGCCGCACAGACCGCGCAGGTTGAAAAGCAAATATCGGCTATGAGTCGAGCGTCTGGCGTTGCCGACACCGAATATCGCAAAGCATTAGAAGCGCTTGTGCGCGGTACCAAAGATGTTGGCATTGCCATGAACGACATGAACCTTGTCATGGACATCAGCACGGCCACCGGCACGGATTCTGCCACCGTCGCCGATGCGCTTGCCAAGGCATACCAGGGCAACTTTAAGGCGCTCCGATCATTAACCCCAGAAATGGCAACAATGATTAAAGAAGGCGCAAGCCTAAACGAAATTATGGACGTGCTTGGCGGTACGTTCGGCGGAGCAACCGCAACCGCAGCAGACACCGCTGCAGGCAAAATGAAAATCTTGTCCAATTCTATTGGCGAAACAAAAGAATCAATTGGTGCAGCGCTGTTGCCCGTAGTTGAAGCTGTGCTGCCTGTGCTTAACAAGTTCGCTGCATGGGCTCAAGACAACCCGCAAGCATTCTTGGCTATTGCTGCCGCAATCGGTCTAGTCGCCGCTGCAATCGTCGCCACAAACATTGCCATGGCGCTTAACCCGTTTGCTTTGATTGCTGCAGGCGTGGCGCTACTAGTCGCCGCGCTAGTTGTCGCGTACAACAAGTTTGACTGGTTTAAGACTGGCGTTAACGCAATCATCAACGGCATACTCGGCGCATTCGAGTCCGTCGTCAACGGTGCGATCATGATGGTCAACGGCATCATTCGTGCTTACAACGCCATTCCAATTGCGCCAGATATCAACACCATTGCCCACGTCAACCTGCCCAGCATCGGTGGCAACTCTGCTACACAAGCCGCAAGCCGCATGAACCTACCGCGCATGGCCGAAGGTGGCATTGTCAGCTCCCCTACTCTTGCCTTGATCGGCGAAGCAGGGCCAGAAGCCGTAGTGCCGTTAGATCGCATGAATACGGGCGGGGGAGTGACCATCAACGTCACGGGCGGACTCTCGACTAGCGCAGAGATCGGTCAAGCTGTGGTCAACGCATTGCGCGCCTACTCACGGAGTGCAGGGCCGTTGGCTCTGAACATTGCCTGATGCCTGGCACAGCTGTAGTTGATTCAGGTAACTATGACCTGCAGATCGCCACAGGATTTATTCAAGACGGCTTTACGCTTGACGATGCAATCAAAGGCGTTTTAGATAACACGCAATACGTGCTTGACGGCACAAGTGAGTTTGCCAGCGTTCTTGACTCGGTAACGACCGTGACCGCTCGACGCGGACGCCGCGATGTTGGCGACACGTTTAGCGCTGGCACAATGACATTTACCATTCAAGACGTGGACGGCATCTTTAACCCGTTTGACGAAAACAGCCCGTACTACGACACCGCCGAATCAAAGCCTGGGCTTGCTCCATTGCGTCAAGTACGACTTATTCGATACAGCTCAACCAATGTTCCTGAATCAATCTTTTCTGGTTTCGTTATTAATTATGATTATAATTTTGCGCTCGGGGGTCTAGACAGCGTCACCGTGTATTGCGCTGACCAGTTCTACCTACTCGCACAAACCTACCTAGACGAACTAAACGTCACCGCCGAAACATCAGGCGAACGCATAGAAACCGTTTTAGACCTACCAGAAGTTGACTTCCCAGCAGGCGCTCGAAGCATCGCCACAGGCACCGTAAACCTTGGCCACGCCGCGGCATACACCGTGCCGGCAGGAACTAACGCTTTGCAATACCTAACCCAAATTAACGACACCGCCGAGTTTGGGCGTTTGTTTATGTCAAGAGATGGTGTGCTGACATTCCAAAACCGCATTGGGAACACGCTTTCCGCATCGGTAGCCGACTTCCATGACGACGGCACAAACTACAAATACCGTGGCGTGGGCATTTCGTTTGAGGCGGATTCCGTGGTCAATCGCGCAGTCGTTACTGCGTTAGATGGCAATACCGCAACGGCAACAGATGCAGGCTCAATTGCAACGTATTTTATTCAGACAAACAGCATCACAAACAGCCTGCTACATGAGCAACCATCTATTGACGCTGCAGCTGCCTATCTGCTTAACCCGCAACCAGAAGCCCGATACACGTCAGTAGAAACCGCGTTCCTTATGCTGACTACAGCCCAAAAAGACACCCTGGCAACCGTGGACATTGGCGACACAATCACTATAGAAAAAACGTTTCCTAGCGGTGCCGGCACAACCCAGTTGGCACAAGAGCTGTCTGTTGAAGGCATTGAGCATTACCTGGATTTCTCTACGGGTCACAAAGTGCTTTACTCAACTGCTCCTACTGTGATCGTTTTTGAACTGATATTGGATGACGCGGTGTATGGCACACTCGACGCAGAGAATGTTTTAGGATAAGGAGCACTTATGGCAACTAGAGAAACCTTTACCGCTGGGCAGGTACTAACTGCAGCAGAAATGACAGCTGTGGCAACAGCAATGGTTGCAATCAACGCCCAGACTGGCACGACCTACACCGCAGTATTAGCCGATGACGGCAAATTGGTTACTTGTAGTAACGCTGCCGCTATTGCGTTAACGATTCCACCAAACTCAAGCGTCGCATTCGGCATCGGAACACAGATCAACGTCATGCAACTTGGGGCAGGTCAGGTCACAATTACTGCAGGAGTTGGCGTTACTTTGCAAAGCGCCGCATCTAAACTTAAAACTAACGGCCAATACGCTGTCGCTACATGTTGCAAAATCGCTACCGACACTTGGGTCGTTATCGGCAACTTGGCGGTTTAAGTGCAACTTTTAGCGCAATCAACGGCAGGTGCACCATCCTCGGTTGAATACCTGGTGGTTGCTGGTGGTGCTGGCGGTGGCGGTGAAAGCGTTGGCGGCGCTCAAACAGTCGCTGGTGGCGGTGGCGGTGCAGGTGGTTTGCGAACTAACACTCTTGCCGTAATCGGCGGAACTTCTTACACCATTACGGTTGGCTCTGGTGGCGCAGGCGGAAGTACTGCAAGCGTTAATGGAACTAATGGAAACGATTCTGTATTTAGTTCAATTACTTCAACTGGTGGTGGCGGTGGTGGAAGTCGCGCTAACGGTCTAACTGGCGGCTCGGGTGGCGGCGGCGGTGCTGGTAGTGCGTCTTACAACGGCGGTACTGGAACGGCTGGCCAAGGAAATAACGGCGGTAATGGTGTTTGGGGCTCAAATGCTTACGCAAACGCTGGTGGCGGCGGTGGCGCTAATGCTGTCGGTGGAACATCGTCAACAACCGTTGCAGGTAGTGGCGGTGCCGGAACAGCGTCAACCATTTCTGGAATGTCGGTCACTTACGGCGGTGGCGGTGGCGGTGGATCTGGAAGAAATACAGCTGGGACTGGTGGCGCTGGTGGCGGTGGTGCTGGCGGTACAGGAAACGCTGCCGGAACATCGGCAACAATCAACACAGGCGGTGGTGGTGGCGGTGCTGCATCTAACGGTGATGGAGTTAGTCGCGCAGGCGGGAACGGTGGTTCAGGAATCGTCGTGATCGCTTATCCCCAAACCTTCGACCCCGCTACAGCAACAACAGGAAGCCCAACCTACAGCGGAACTTCACGAGCAGGTTTCCACGTTTACACGTACACAGGTTCAGGAAGCATTACGTTCTGATGGCTAACTTTGCACAAATAGACGAAACGAACACGGTCACCGAAGTGATCGCCGTTAGCAACGAAACATTGGACTATTTGCCGTTCCCAGAAAGCGAACCAGTAGGCCAAGCCTTTATTGCATCATTAGGGATAACGGGTGAGTTTTTGCAAACTTCCTACAACGCAAACTTTCGTGGCGTATACGCAGGCATTGGTTTTACATTTGATGCATCACTAGGCGAATACGGCGAGTTCGTTGCTCCACCAGTACCAGAACCACAACCGTTCCCGACAACAAGCAAGAAATGAAGTGGCGTTACCTGATCGGCTATGCCGCGCTAATTGCGGTTGTGTTGTGGGGTTGCGCGGGATGCGGTTATGACGGCTCATATCGCTACCCATGCCAAGACCCAGCAAACTGGACTAAACCAGAATGCGAACCACCGATCTGCAACCCATCTGGAAC